GCGCGCTGCTCTTTGCTTAGCCGTCCGCCGTCCGCGCGCTTGAATTCGATCCAGGTAAAGCGTGCTGGTAAAAACAGATCCCAGACGCCGGCCGTCATGCCTTCCAGTAGCAGCCGGCCGCGCTCCGCCTTGCCGCGGCGGCCGGCGTTCGGTATGCCGATGATCTGATCTGGCTGCGTCTTGCGCCACCACGAAACGAAATCGCGCTGCTCTACGTGCTCAGAACGGCACGCACCCGTCGTACTCGGGGCAGTCGTTTTCTTGCTCGATATAGTCTTGCGGCGGGCTGGCTTCGAATATCTCACAGTGTCCCTCGTCATCCAGATTGAAACAGGTAGCGCAGCACCTAAGCTGGCGCGCGGGTTGCGGCATCTGCCGGGCTTTTGCTTTCAAAATGTAGTTCTGCGACTCGCTCATATTTTCCATCCGGCTTTATCCTGATAAACGTAGGCTGCGGCAAGCCAGGCGCCATTGCCAGCAGATCGTCGGTAGTGCGCGGGCACGTCACGCCCCATGCCGACAGCTTAGCCGCGGCCATTTGGGTGGCTCGGCCGCCGTGCTCGGGGCACAACCAGTCCTTGTGCGTCTTCAATCCGCAATGGTACTCCACGCGCACACTGTCCGGTTTGCCGGGCTTCTTGTGGCGCTTGTAATCAACCCCACGCACTGCCACCCATTGCGGCTTGCGCTGGCTGGCCAGTACCGCGCCGTCATAGGCTTCGGCCTCATGGTTGGGCCCGTTGTCCGGGAACTCATAGCCACAGTCAGGGCACGCCTTGGCGGACAGGTGCACCACCGAAAAGCAGGATGGACACGCCTTCGCCGGGGCATCGCCGGGCTTGTCGCCAGGTGTCTTCGGCGCTGTCATGTTGATTTGGTCTATCGGGCCATGGCGCTCCACGTTCCCCCCATAGTCCAGCAGCAGCGCGTTGTCTTTGCCGGGATGCGTGCGCATGATGCGCCCCACTACCTGCACATATTTGGCCACGCTGGCCGTGGCAAACAGCAAGGCGCACAGGTCGCAGATCGGCGCATTAAAGCCGATCGTTAACACGTCGATATTGATCAGGCACCGCAGGCCGCCGGCGCGAAATAGCTCGATGGTGTCGGCACGCTCGCCCTTGGGCGTTTGGCCGGTAATGATGCGCGCGTCGATACCGCGCTCTTGCATCGCCCGCTGAATATGCTCGGCATGCTCGACGCCGGTGGCATACACTAGCCACGCACGGCGGTTGTGGCCGTACTCTATGATTTCGTCACAGGCGGACTCCACCAGGCCGCCGGAGTCCATGGCCTCGACAACTTCGGCGCTGATAAATTCGCCATACCGCTTGTGCAGGCCGTCAGTGTCGGCCACGTCGGCGCCACGCTTGCTGACGACTTCGCACAGATAGCCCTTGTCAATCAGTGTTTGTACGTCGATGTCATAGGTGATTTTGTCGAATAGCGCGCCCTTGCCTTGGTCAAGCCGGCCACTGTCCAGCCGGTACGGGCTGGCGGTATAGCCGACGAATCGGCACTGCGGGTTCATCAGCTTGAGCGTCTCCACAGTCTTGCCGTACATGGTTTGCGTCTTGCGGGGGAGCAAATGGCACTCATCGATGATGCAAATATCAAACGGCTCCAGCTCATGTATCCGCCGGTGCACCGTCTGGATGCCAGCAAACAACACGTCGGCGTAGCGATCCTTGCGGCCCACACTGGCGCTGTAAAAACCTGTCGGCGCCTCGGGCCACACGCGGCGCAGCTCGGCTTCATTCTGCTCCAGGATCTCGGCGCGGTGCGTCAGTATCAGCACGCGCGCGGCGTAGTCTTGGCATAGCTGGCGCGTGAGTTCGGCGACAAGCAGGGACTTGCCGGCGCCGCAGGGCGCCACGATTAGCGGGTTGCCTTTGTCGGTGCACCAGTAGTCCCAGATGCTGGCGAGTGCGGCGGCTTGGTAATCGCGTAGTTTAATCATGGGTGGCCGCCGGCTCGTGGCTAAGTTCCTGCAACTCCGCACCCATACCCATGCGCAACGCTTCCATATCGTCACTCAGCGGCAACGCGGCGGCGTGCTCTATCTCGCGGGACGTGTAGCTGTGCCGGCCGTATGGGCCGTTGCGGAATGTGGCGCCTGGCCGGCCGCCGGCAGTGGTGGTGGCTTGGTACTCCACAAAATCATCCCCCGCATCGACGGCCTTGCCAATCCCTACCAGCCCCGGCCGGTACAGGTGGTCGCCGCACCCCGCGCGCTGCGTGGCTTCGTCTAGCGTCGTGTCATGCTTGGCGCAGTGCCACGTGCCGTCACGCTGTGCTGTGCTGTGCAGGCAGGTGCGGCAGTTGACTTCGGCGTTACCCCCTGTATGGCATAGCGCGTGCATGGGACACATTTTGCACTGATACCACGCCGGATCGTCGCTGATTTTCTGCGTGTCGCTGGCGTCTTCGCTGAATATTATGCGCTCGGCGCGATCCATGTAGCGCTCGGCTGTCTTTTTTATATATGTCGCGCGCTCCATGTATAGATCATCGGTATTTTTATTCACGATCAGGTACAGCGCGCGCTCCATGCCGGACAAGTGCATGCCAATCTGCATCTGTACATAGTGCTGCGGCTTGTCTTTCTCGACGCCTTTTTTCTTGGTGCCCGCGAAAGATTTGTCATTTGCGGTCTTGAATTCCAGGACATGCCAGGCGCTAGATTCCGGGATGCCTTGCGTGCAGCCGTCCAGGCTGATGCCGAAATGGCCGCCGAATGCGGGGAAACTGAATTGCCGCCCGCTTGCCGGGTCAACGTCATACACCTTGGCGCCAGTGGCGCGCAAGTCTGCCACCAGGCGTGGCTCCTCGTGATTGCCATGGTCGAATAGCCGCAGCTTGCGGCCGTCGTGTTCTTCATGGCCGGCCCAGTGGAATTGCAGCCATAAGTAGCGCGTACAGTGGTGACCAATCTGGCTGCCGCCAAGGTGCATGCGGTGGGCCGGCTCACGATTGGCGACGTAGGACTCGTAGATGCGTTGGACGGTTTGGGTGGGTAGGTGTTTTGTTATGTCGGTCATTTGATATACCTGCTTTTTTTAGAAATCAGGACATTCTAAAATAGGGCCGCTCTCACCGGCCCTATACCATTCGGCCTACTTTTCCCAGGGCTTCTTGGCAGGCGCGGCCGCGGCCGGGCTGGCAGCAGGCGTACTGGCAGCCGGGGCCGCCACGCTTCCGTCGGCGGGCTCGTAGCCCTTGATATCGTTGCTGGCCTCGTAGTCACCCTTGGCCGGGCGAATCGCCACTTTTGCGCGTAGCGGCTTGTCGTGCAGGTCGCTGGAGTCCTCCGGCGACATGACGCCGACAGCACGGCAGATGGCGGACAGCGTGCGTTGTGCGATATCGACGGCGGTCTGGTTCGGGTTGTCCAGGTTCAGGCGCTCAAACAGCACGCGGTTATTGTATTCCCCGTTGATAACATCAAGGCGCAGTTGCAGGTATTTGCCTGTACCTGCCTTGGTGTCCTTCATTTCGCTGTCAACGATCATGACGTTGTACCAGCCGGCCGGGATGGGATCGAAGCCAGTTTGCGGCTCGACGTCTGCGGCGTTGAATCCTGTGAGGTTGCTCATGGTGTTTTCCTTTGGTTGGTGGTGCGGTGTTTATTCGGTGGTGGGTGCGGTGGCCTGGTAAAACGGCACATGCTCGGCAAACGCGCCCCATTCAAGCGGCACTGTGTCCGGCATGCTGTAGCGGTTTTTGGCAATGACGGCTGGGTTTCGGATACCTGCAACTGGCGCTTGCCTTTCGTGACGGCCTTGTTCTTGGCCTCTTCGGACTTCTTGACGTGTACCGGCGTGTTGGCAAAGCCGATCACGTCCGCCTGTTCTACCATGAGCGCGAACGCCCGCTTGTGGAGCTTGATCTGATACCGGTCGTATGGGTCAGCGTCCGGCGCGTCATATCGGACAATTGCGCTATGCGCAATCAGGATTGGCGTTATTCCTTTGTGTGAAAGCGCCTTGCAAGCGCTCATAACGTCATTCCAGTAGTCCATGGCTAGAATGTAGCCCTTGCCATAGCCGATTTCCTCATGGTTTTTCACCCCCGCATCGCGGGCAACTTGTGCCCAGATCAGCGGCTCCAATGCTGACAGGCTGTCGATAACAACAGACTGGTACCCGTGGCCGTCATCGAACAGCGACGCCAGCGCGTCGATAACGTCCTGGTAGGTTTCCGCCGGCGGGAAGGCGTCCACGTCCAATGCGCCCAGGCCGTCCTCGGCGCGGATCACAATGGGGTTAGGCGCATGCGCGGCGAAGTAGGTTTTACCCGCGCCTGGCGGGCCGTGCACTACAATAAGCGGTGCGCGGCTGATGGTGTTGCGTTTGATGCTGTCTAGTGAGATAGACATTATTTTGCTCCTTTAATGGGCGCCACAGACACGCCCGGCTTGCCGGGCTTAACCGTCACGGCATCAGCAACGGCCGCATAAACATCCGGTTCGTTGTCCTGCAGGTAGCGAAGGCCGCCGACATCCAGTGTCGGCTGGTATCTAATCGGCCGCAGCGCTTCGGGGATGCTGTGCTCAATCTCGCGCCACTTGTCGGCGTCGAGCGTGCGGGTCATGCGGCCTGTGACGGTAATCCTGCAATCGCCTGCGGCGTGGCGTCTGGCTCCTTCGTCGCGGACTCCGGTATGCTCGATGATGTCCTGTTCAATAAGTATGCGGGCGTCGCGGGCGGCGTTTTCGTCTGCCTTGGCAGCCTGCCATTTGTGGGCTAGTTGGGTTAGGTTGGTCATTTGTTTTGCTCGGTTGGTGTGTTGACTGAACGTGTAATGTAATGCAGAATGCATGGCATGTCAACAACCCAGAGAGAGAAAACATGATGAGCCTTGAGCAAGTAAGAGAAGCGCTAGCAGACCGAAACGCGCGGGAGGTGTCCCGTCGCTGCGGTGTACATGAGGAAACCATACGGCGCATCAAGAACGGCACGGCGCAGAATCCCAGCTTCGCCGTGATGACGCTATTGATTGAATACCTAGAAGGGAGCAAGTAATGCATATTGAAATGAAATGGCTGGAGCTTGACCAGCTAACACCCCACCCGCAAAACATGCGCAGTGGCGAAGCCGAAAGCGTCGAGGTGTTTGCGCAGGATATGCGTGATAACGGGTACAGCATCGAAAAGCCGATGCTGGTTCGGCCGCGCGATAGCCGCTACCAGATCATCGGTGGGCATACGCGGTTGAAGTCTGCGCGCATGGCAGGGCTGGATAAGGTCTTTTGCGTAATCGAAGAAATGGAAGACGAGCAGGCCGTTCTGCGGGTTGCCCGCGATAACCGCAACGACAAGCCCGCATGGTTCGACGTGTGCCTGTATGTGGCGCGTAATGCTGTGAAGTACAGCAAAGACGGACTAACGCGCGCAGACCTTGCTAATGCCGTAACTGGGAAGGATGGCAAGGCAGCAAAAAATGATGCCGGCAGATTGGGCGATGCTGGCGAAGTCTTGGAGAATGTTCCCCACGTTGGGAACATTCTTGACCGCAAGGACCCAAAAATCAGCCAGCTTGCCGAAATACACAAGCTGCCCAGCACCGTGTGGGCCACACTCGCGCACCACGCCCTAAACGAATCCCTAACCGTCAAGCACGTGCAGGCGCTGGTGAAGGAACTACGCACCATGCTGGACAACGTGCCCGCATGGTTTAACCTGGACGAGCCAGAGTTCGTGTCCGCAGCTCTGCAGGACATGCGCGGCCACACGTTGCGCGCGTCGGCAATGGCCAAGGCTGGCGAACTACACGACAAGCTGGGCACTGTCGCCATTTACAGCCACGAGGACACTGGCAAGACCGTGACCCAGGATGGCGTGGAATATCACGTGTTGGCCCCGACGGGCGGCGACTACGACCAGCAGGCCGCATTCAGGGACGACGTGCTGGCACAGGGCAAGCCCAACGGCGCGGCGATCATGGCGGCGTATCGTGCGATCGTTGAATACACGGATGCCAACAGCGACGGCAAGCAACAGCTAAAGCCTGTACTAAGCGATGCGGAGCGCGCGGAGCAGGACAAGCGCGACGCTGATGCACGGCAAGAGGCGGCCGCCGAAGCGAAGGCGGGGCAGATCAATTGCGGCGACTGCATTGAATGGCTGGGTCAGTATGCCGCCGGGCCGATTAAGCTGTTGCTGTCTGACCCGCCATACGGGATGGGCTTTCAGTCAAACCGGCGTGTTGCTAGCGCAAAGGCAGATAAGATCGCCGACGATGATGGCTATGATGCCGCCATGCAGTTGACGGAAAGCATGCTGAATGCCGCCATTCCACACCTTGCGGAAGATGCACACGTTATCCTGTTCTGCAGCGACGAAGGCTTGTTTCGGCTTAGGACTGTGGTCGAAGATGCCGGCTTGACGTTCAAGCGTGTCCTGGTGTGGGTGAAGCCCAATCACAGCAGCGGAGACCTAAAGGGATCGTTTGCGCCACGTAAGGAGCTGGCCATTCATGCTGTCAAAGGCAGGCCGGAAGTCTCGCCGCGCAAGGATGACGTGTTCATTCAGGGCAGCGTCGAAAAAGTAACAGACCATCCAACTGAAAAACCCATAAGCCTCCTGTCGCAATGGATCGAATGCACAACGCAGGAGGGCGATATAGTCGCAGACCCATTCGCCGGCACTGGAGCAACCATCGCTGCGGCTGAGTCATTGGGGCGTTGTGGCTATGGCAGCGAGCTTGATCTTGGATATCACCAACAGGCCGTGAATCGGCTACTGGGGGCAATGTGAATTATTATCGCCAACGAGAATGGAGCGACGTGTTTATTCCACAGATCAAGGCAATACTTGGCCAGCAACTGATACAGACCGCGCCATTCCATGAGGACACTAAACGCAACACCGACCTTATTATGGTTTCATCGGGGTGCGTTAGGATCGCATGCCGTGTAAGGAAGCACGACGGTCTTGCCAAGGGATACGGCAACCAGATCACCATACGAACACAAACACGGCACAAGAAAGAATCTGAGTTCGACAAAATCTTAGCGGGCTGGGGAGACCTGATGTTTTACGCGTTCGAGAATGAGGCCGGGATGGGTTCGCGCAGTGGGTTATTGTCTCACTCGATTATTTCAGGCAGCACTGGCGCATGGCGCCGAGTATTGACGTAATCAACACAGACGGCACGGCTGGCGAAGCATACCCATTGGATCAAGGCCCGCTAGAAAAGGACGGATTCATCCTATATCACAGCGGACAAGAGGCAGTGACTACATGACACCCCAAGACTACATAACCCACGGCTGGGCGCTCTGCGCCATCCCCGCTAACAGCAAGGCGCCGCGCGGTAGTGGCTGGCAGCAGGCCGGCGCTGCGGCCGCCGAGTGCACCGCCAACATGGGCGTGGTACACGGCCTGTCCGGCACGTGCGCGATCGACATTGATGATATGGCTTGCGCACGTGACGCCCTGGCCGCGGTCGCCGTGGATCTGGACGCGCTACTAGCAGCGCCGGATGCCGTGCAGATCAGCAGCGGGCGCGAGAACCGCGCGAAGCTGCTGTATGCCGCGCCGGCCGACGGGCCGAACAAGCGCCACGCTCTCACGTGGCCAGATACCGGCTGCGTGCTGGAGCTGCGCGCGGGTGCGACGCAGGACGTGTTGCCACCCTCAGTACACCCAGACACTGGCGCGCCTTATGAGTGGATAGGCGACTGGCGCGCACTGCCGGAGCTGCCGGACGCGCTGGCTAAAATCTGGCGGGAGTGGGGCTTAGCGAAGGAAGCCATGCAGGCGGCCTGCCCATGGGCCAAGGCACAGCCGGCGCGTGTGCCGCAAGGCGTGACGGCCAGGACATACAGCCCGCCCGCGGGGGGCGGCGATGTGATTGGCACATTCAACCGTGCCTATTCGCCAGGCGATAGCTTGGTCGCAAACGGCTACCGTGCCGCGGGCACGCGCTGGATGGCGCCTGACAGCAGCACGGGCATTCCAGGCGTTGTTCGGCTGCCTGACAGCGACCGCATATACAGCCACCATGGCAGCGACCCACTCAGCGACGGCTTCAGCCATGACGCGTTTAGTGTGTACTGCCAGGTGGAATGCAACGGCAATGTGTCCGCGGCCGTGGCCACCGCGGCGGATATGCTGGGGCTAGAGACGCCGCCGCTAAGCGCTGAGGATCAGCGTATTGTGGATGGGGTGATGGGGCGTGTGGCGCCTAGCAATGTGATCGACATTAAGGCCAAGGCGCCGAAGGAGCCCGTAAAAGAGACGCCGCCAGATCCAGGCCCCATACCGGTAAACATGCTGAAAACCGCTGAGCAATGGCTGAAAGATCAGGTGCACTCATACAAGCAAGATGCAGTGCGACAGGTGGTGCTTTCGTTTGCCGGCGCCACGACAGCACGTCGCTATGTGACCCGGCAAGGCCAGCCTACAACTACTTTTTTCGGTGTCTGCGATAGTAGCGTGGCTGGCATGCGGCCGATGAAGGGCGCAATTTTAGGGCTTACTAAAGCTATCGGCGACCGTCATTCAATGCGTGGCGGCAAGCTATCATCCGATTATCTGGTATATAGGGCGCTGCTCAGGTGTCCGCGCTTGTACTGGATAACGGACGAATACGGCTATGCCGTACAAACCGCGCGCAAGCAGCAGAATGGCGCGCAGGAGTCGGCGCTTGCTGTGTTGCATGATTGCTATACGGGATCGACGCTTTATATCGACCCGGATACGGCAGTAAGTGGCAACAAGGAGCGCCGCTGGGATGAGTGCGATATTTATCACCCGACCGTCACGATGATGTCCCTTCTATCCCATGATCACCTGTCGGCGCTGGCACAGCGCAGCGAGTACGGCCGCGGCACGCTGCAGCAGACGTTGATGGTTATCCCCAGCGAGGATGCAAAACTTAGCGATGGGCATAGGCCCGAGATACCGGCGGCATTGATCGAGCACGCCAAGAGCGTGCGGTCAGTGCCTGGCATTGCGGGTGCTGAACAGACGGCTACCATGCCGCCGCAGATGACGACGGTTAGCGAAGGCGACAACGTGCATGAGATATATGAACACGCACGCGCGCGGATGATTAGGTATATGGATACGCCAGAGCGCCAGGCGTGGCGGGGCATGGTGCATGGCTACATGCAATCCGTGCGGCGCATGGCGTGCAGCCTGGCGGCTTGGGATGAGCCGGAGCGTCCGTGTGTCACTGCCGAAATCGCGGGCTGGTGCGGACTATGGGCCGAGCGGTGCTTGATGCAGATCGTGCCGCGGCTGGAGGTGACGGCGCTGGATCATGATGGGCCTGATGTTTTTCAGCGTGTCCTTGAGGTGCTGTTTACACGCGGCAAGAACATGACTGCAAGAGAAATCGCCAAGACTTGCAGGCCGTTTCAGTCTCTGACGCAAGCCGAACGTGACGAGTTGCTAACCCGCATGGCAGATGACGGCTATGTCATTGCGACAAAGACCAGCCAGTCGATTAAATACATGGCGGCCAAGCAATGAATAAGGCATTGCGTACGGCGGCTGTCGGTGGTATAACTGGACGCATGAGCGAAAACACGTCAAATAACCTATTGAATTGCATGGCTAACGTGCAAAAGGTGCCGACGGGTGCCGACAGGTGCCGACAGGGGGTGTCGGCACCTAATTTTTTAGCAGAATCAGCAGCATACTAAGGGTGCCGACGCCGCCGACACTTATATGTATATAGAGTATATAAGGGTGTCGGCACCCCACCGTCGGCACCTTTGATTAAAGCATTGATGTATAAAAGAAAAAAGGTGCCGACACCCCCTAAAAATGCCGCCGGCACCGTCGGCACCTTAGAAAAATGATTGCCCCAACGCCGTAACTACGGCACAATAAACCAACGGCTGTGGTGGCCCTAAGATATTCAGTGATAAACAAAAGTCTGTCGTTCTTCCCGAGGTGTATCACTGCACCGCCACCACCGGGTAGGACGACAGACTTTTTTTTGAGATTACATATGACACTCACCCCCCAGCAACAAACAGCCGCATCGGCTATTTTACAATGCCTGTCAGGCGAAACAGACCACACCCACACAGTCTTGGCCGGACACGCCGGCACAGGCAAGACCTACACCGTGGGCCACATAGTCCAGGCGCTAGTAGACAAGGGTTATAGCATCCACCTTGCGGCCCACGCACACACGGCAGTCGCACAGCTACGCGCGGCCCTACCTGCCGACACGCGCGCCGCTGTGTGCTGCTCAACCATCTTCAGCGCCCTAGGGTGGCGATTCAGCGCCAAAAGCCAGGCGGCGGTTGAGTCAGGCGCGCACAGGCTGTCTGGCGTGGACGTGGTGGTGGTGGATGAGTCATCCATGGTTGACGACCGCATGTTTGATTCGTTTTTCAGCCTGGCAGCGCGTTGCGGCCTGCGTATGCTTTGGGTAGGAGACCCTGCCCAGTTACCACCTGTCGATCCCGGAAACCATAAGGCCCGCTCGCCAGTATTCGCGCGGGTACAGGATCAGCACCGGCTGAGTGAAGTGGTACGCCAGGCCGAGGGTAGCCCAGTCATCCGTGCGTCGATGTACGTGCGCGAGTGTTTGGAGGCCGGCACTAAGCCGGACGTGGGCGAGCTGGCCGAGCGTGCTGGCGACGCTGCCGACGGCAGTAGTGCTGTGTCTATCGCCACGGGTGGCGTGGCCGCCGTCGCGGACTACACGCAAAGCGCTGTGCGTGCCAGGCTAGACGCACGCGCAATCGCGTTCCGCAACAAGACCGTGGACGCCATAGGCCGCATGGTGGCCGCGGCACTACACCCGCAAGGCGCGCATCGGCTAGTGGCTGGCGACCCCGTTACATTCGGCGCGCGGTACGGCGAGAGAGTGCCGACGAATAGCAACGCGCGCGTTGCGGCTGTGAGTGACGGCACTGCAAAGCACGGCGTGGCGGCTCTTGACTGCCTAACCGTAGGGCTGGATCTGGATGGTGGCGAGCGGGTTGATGTGTATACCCCCGCCAAAGCCGACGACCTACGCCGCGTTGTGGGCGCGCTCAAAAGCACGCACGCCCGCGACAAGCGGCTGGAAAAAGCGTGTAGCGATAAAGGCGACACGCATGGCGCTAGCCTGGCGCGTACCGGCTACCAGGATGCGGGGGCGATGATCCAGCAGATACAGGATGAGTATGCGGATCTGCGCTTGCTGTACAGCATGACGGCACACAAGGCTCAGGGCGGCACTTTTGACGTGGCCATAATTGACTGGCGCGACATGCAGTCGTGCTCGTCAATCGAGACGATGTGTCGCCTACTCTATGTAGCTGTCACACGCCCGGCAAAATATCTGGTGATTGTCGCGTGACAGGGCTTGCATTGTTCCCATATTGGTGTATTATAGGAACTAGAGATAAGGACAAAGCAACCGGACAATCTGATGAACATAACCCCGCTACATGCAGTCACCGACACCAACAAGCTCGCGACAATCGCTGACGACATGAAGAAAAACGGATGGACTGGCAACCCAGTATTGATTGACGACGATGAGAGCAACGAGCCCAAGGCATTGACTGGATCGCACCGCATTGCTGCCGCGGCTATTGCCGGGATCGATGTGGAGCATTACAGCCTAGCCGAGACGGACATTGACCTCGGCGCGATTTTTTTCGACTGCAACGACGATGACGACATTCTCGAAGTCATCGAGGCGGGTAGCGACGAAGAGGCTATTCGCATCATGAGCGAAGAGGTTGAGTCCAACTAAAATTTATTCCATCTTATAAAACAACCGGAGACAGAAATGAGCGATCGCGAAGTGCATATCGAACATCCGGCCATGCCCGACGAAAGCCTGTGCGGCTATACGCTAGGAGAGGGCTCTCGGACGGCACAGCCTGGCGACGTTGTGACCTGTGGCCCATGCCGGGCTGTGGTGCAGTTTTGCCGCGACATGGTGCGCATTGGTGTACTGGATCAGTCGCCGGCGCGTTATCAGGCGGATGTCAAGTGACTCTTTCCAAGCACGGCAAGCAACTAGGCCGACCGCCGAACCCGCCACACCTGAAACCGACAACGGCGACGTTTTCACTCCCGGCATGGCTGGCGGAGTGGCTCCGAAAACAGCCGAATCAGTCTGAGACAGTTAGAAGCGCTGTAATTAAACAGCACAACTTAACCCCGCCGGAGGATGATCGAGATGTCAGATGATGCAGACAGAGCGCAAGATGCGCTAGACAAAGAGATGGAGCGTGCCATGGTGTCCCATGCGGCCGCTCACGGCGAAACCGCAAATGAGTGCGATGAGTGTGGCTATTTGATCCCATCTGCTCATCAAGTGGCGCTACCGGGCGTCCGGCACTGTGTTGAATGCGCCGAAATGCTAGAGCATTGGGCCAAGAGGTTTTCACGATGAAACAACCGACAGACGAAAGGCACGCATTCGATAGGGGGCGCATGTACGCCGCGGCCCGATGGGACAATGATGGACAGCCCGCGAACACGTCGGCTGCGATGGCCGATGCTTATGAATGGATGGTTTACTTCAGGATGCGGGAGACGGAGCCGGGGCTTAGGCAGTGTATGAAACAACTGGTTAAATTCGGCTCCGAGGTGGATTCGTGAACATCGACAATAGGCGGAAATTACTGCAACGCAAAAACCGCAAATACCTACTAGTTAAAAAAGGACTGGCTGAAAGTCGCGGCGAAGGCAGCCCGCGCGCGATATTTGCCCCAACTATTGCTATCGAGTATCGCAAGGCTTTGGCGACATGAACAACACAGACCAAACCCTAGAAGACCGCGGCACACGCTACGGCGACTTCGCCGGCCATGCGCTGGTTACGCAGTCGATCAAACGAGCCATGAGCGAGTCGGAGAACTGGCAATCCCTGAGCGATGATAAGCGCGAGGCACTAGAGATGATTGCGCACAAAATCGGCCGCATCCTCAACGGCGACCCCGACTATCAAGATAGCTGGCACGACATTATCGGCTATGCGCGGCTTGTCGAGCGGCAGTTGCAGGGCGATGGGGTATGATCCAACTGCGCGGCAAACCTAGTCCTTTCAGGGCGAGGAGGATAGCGCGAACCGCACAGCGGTTCTTTGTTGAAGTGTTATAAATAAGGCGTTATACTATGCAATATGAATACCGTACAGCCGTTCCCCGCGCTCGCGGGGATGAACCGCATCTCACCAGCCTCAAGAAAGAACCCGACACGCCCGTTCCCCGCGCTCGCGGGGATGAACCGCGCTGTCACGCCTGCGGCCATATCGCCGACTCCCGTTCCCCGCGCTCGCGGGGATGAACCGCGCTCGGGCGCGGCCGAGATGCTGGAAGCAATCGCCGTTCCCCGCGCTCGCGGGGATGAACCGAATAAAGCCGGGCTGGTCAATTGACGCAACCACCGTTCCCCGCGCTCGCGGGGATGAACCGTCTACGGCAAGAGCTTCGTGCTCAAGGACGCGCCGTTCCCCGCGCTCGCGGGGATGAACCACGGAGCGCCTCGACCCATGGCCACCCTACCGCCCGTTCCCCGCGCTCGCGGGGATGAACCGCGCAAGGTAAAATCATGCAACGACAAGGGTGACCCGTTCCCCGCGCTCGCGGGGATGAACCGCGCTGTCACGCCTGCGGCCATATCGCCGACTCGATGTCGTTATCGGTTCGAGTTTGGCAGTGCGTGGAATGCGGCAAACAGCACGACCGCGATATCAATGCGGCCAAGAACATTCTCAAAGCGGGCAAGGCCATTCTGGCCGGCGCCGACAAGCTGCGAGAGCACGAGAAAACTACCGTGGGGCACACGGGAGGTTAAGCCTGTGGAGCTTGCGTAAGTCCGACGGTGCAATCACCGGAGGTAGCGGGCTATGAAGCAGGAACCCGGAAGGCGACAACCGGGAATCCCCTCCCTTCAGGGAGGGGAGGATGTCAACGGAATAAACAACACAGAAAACGAGGCAACGAAATGAGTTCCAATTTTATCTGTGGGCAATACGGTAGCGACGCTGTACAAGCAAGCGCTCGATCATATATACCGGCTGCGGTTCGAGATGCCCGAGCAGACGCGGCGGTCGATCGTGCCGGATTTTATGCCGGCGTACTGACGCGCGAGCGTTGTGCGGGGTCACATGCAGCGATTCGTTAGGTTTTATCAAGTATGGGGCGATGCTGAAAAACGTAGAAGCACTGCCGTCAGATAGCGAGAGCAAGCTGTTAAATCAGCAGTCTGGAACGGATGGGCACGCAAGCGATGCCGGGCAACTGGCTAGGGTCTATGGGCGAGCCACCTAGAAATAGACCGGGTGAATACGGGCAAATAAACCCCGCGTGTTTTACCTGATCGACAGGGCCTAGTTGGAGTAACGACCAGCCCCCATTCTTGATAGAACCTTTTGAGGAGGCGATAAATGACCCTACGAAACAATGTTTTCATGGGCAAAATCAGGTGGTGTATCTGTCACGGCCCGGATGCAAGCCATCTGCACAACGCGGAGTGGCACGGCTTAAAGCGTGACGCGCTAACGCGGATGCCCTTATTGGCCATGAACGGTCGGGCCGCACGACTAACGCGGCACGAATGGCGCGATGCCGAGGCGATGGATACAAAATGCGACGTGAAAGAAGTTGCGTTCTGGCACAAGGACGGATGTAGACCTAACACCTGAGGTCAGCGGCCCGCGTAGCGGGTCCGCTGCAGCGATTCGTTATGCAGAGCAAAGAGGAAGCCATGAGCCACAAAAAAATAGCACAAGAGTCATTCGAGGAATCGGTACAGATAACCAGCATCTATTGGCTGGCAGCTTCTAACGACGGCGATTCGCTGCCCGCGGATGTCTGGGAAGGCATCGAGGACGGCGACTACGAAAAGATGTTCGGGGCGGCACTGCCGTCGCACGTCGATGACGAGGATGAGGAAGATGTCGCGCAGCACATGGTGCTTTCGGGGATGAACGGGCTGCTGTGCCACTGCCGGACACCGTCGCCGATTGACGCCCACGGGACAAACTACCGTTGGGGCATGTATTTCACCTTCTGGGTCTACTCGGAATCGCTCGAAGATGCGTTCGAGAAAGCCGTAAAAGAGGGGCGCAGGCTGAAAGAAAAGAAACTTGACCGACTCAGGGCCGAGAAGTCGGCATAACACCTAGCTATGCGCCCGGCTGTAGGTATAGCGCCGCCAGCCCGGCATTGAGACAGGCCGCCACGCCGGACGCGTCTGGCAGGTCTAGCACATGCGACCAGTGGCGTGGACGGCAGGCCCCGGCGTCACCTGGGTTGACCTCGCGTGGAACGTCGGCGAAGGCAAAATTGTTGCCGTCGCTAATTCCCAGCATCAAGTGGCCGAAAGCCTCGCCCGTAACGCGATCAATGCGTCCTGATAGACCGGTTGCGTTAGACTAAGGTATTCACCACGGACGGGCCTACGGGCCCGTCCTTTTCTCACCACCCAGTCGGCTATCGAGCACGCTTATTTGCAGCCGGTTTTCCTGCGCCACGGCAGATACGTCGTACAGCCGATCGTCCTGTGCGTTGTTGGTCTGCCGCACGCGACTGTAGAGGCGGAGGACGCTCGCGTTTTGTGCTTTCAGCGTGTACAAAGATCCCTGTATCACCCACAGCTGCGACGCCATACCGCCCGCCGCGAGTAGAATAAGCCCCACGACTGCGGTAAAAAACGGATTATTCATTTTTTGAAAACCTTTCCAAGCAACCCTGAGCCGCTCAGTTCTTTCGTGATCTTCTCAGCAGACCTGCCGAGTACATACCCGCCGAGGCCCAATTTAATGAGCCCAAATAGAGAAAGCACTGCTTCGTCAGACAGATTATCTGGCGTAAAGCCAAACCAATGGCCGCCAATGAGGGCGCTAAACCAACACATGGTCAGCGGTCGCCAGTTGCGCTGAAGCCAGGATTCGCCCCTGGCTTCCGCTTGTACCACCTGCCCGCGAACTTCCAGCCGAGTCTGCTCTAGTTGTGCCTCGATCTGCCGGAGCTTTATAGCTGCATCAGGATCTGCCTTGATCGCAGCGGCCACGGCATCCGGGGTGTTGTCTACCCCCAGCGCCGAGGCAATCAGGGAACCCACAGTGCCACCAGCAGGCCCGCCGAGAAGCGATCCGGCAATGGGTGCGACTGATCCAACCGTGTCTTTTATGCTGTCCCAAACGCTCATACTTTGCCCGCCTCCATTGCCATGGCCGCGGCCACGTCGCCAGCAGCGGCACAGCGGTTCATCCAGCCGTCGTCATACCGGTCGCCAGGGATATCTGCATAGTAACGCAGCCGCGCCGCCATGAATCGTACCAGCGCGAACTGGTCAGCAGCGCTTGCAGCCGCCTTGGTGTTGGGCCCCCAGTAGCCATCGTCAGGCGACCCCGTGGCGCGCTGTAGCAGCTGCAAGGCAACCTTCGGGCCGTGCTGTACCGCTGAGTCAAACGCAAATACGCCGAGTGCGGTCGGCAGCTCGCTGGCATGCACCGTGTTCCAATAGCCTGTGTGATAGATGGCCAGCCGCTCGCTGTTCGCCATGTCGAACACGTCGCGCGTTTTCGCCCCGCTTTGCTGCCGATAGGCGTCATAGGTCGCCTGAGTGACGCCGCGGCTAGTCCGCCCGCCGCGATCGTGCGGATCGTCCACGTCACCGCCTTCGGTCGGGTCGATCAATCGGGTCATTGCTTCGTCGAATGTGTTCATTGTGGGCTCCTAGTTGTACCAAATGGCGTGGAACTTGATGCGCCAGCTTGAGCGCGTGGTACTCTTGTAGTCTGCGTATTGGTCCGCCCTCTTGCGGACAACGCGCGGGGTGTAATCGCCGAGGGCAATCTCAACTTTGTTTGTTTTTTTAACGACAGACGGCGCCCCCAACTCGTTAGAATCAAAGAACCCCCACTGGTCAATCTCGTCGCCGACGCTGTAGCC